AGTGGAGGCGGGGCGGCAGGTCGCCGCCCCGCCAGCGGGGGTCAGCTCGCGCCGCCCGCGAAGACCTTGACCGCGCCGGTCTGGTCGATCAGCAGGCCGTCGGCCCGGATGATCGCCCGGTAGGTGACGAGGTCGGAGTTGAACGCGTAGTCGTCCGACCGCTCGAAGCGGACCCCGCCCGCCATGCGGACGAAGTACTGGGAGAAGTCGCCGAAGGCCACGGACTTCGCGGACAGGGCGACCGCGGCCACGTTCGGGTCGGTGTGGACCGGCTTGCCGAGCAGGGTGTCCGGGGCGCCTTCCTGGATGGAGGGCTGCCACAGGTACTGGCCCTGAAGGTCCTTGAGCTTGCGGGCCGCACCGAGGGTGGCGTCACGCATCAGCCACCCGCACGAGGTGCTGTTGCGGTACGGGGAGATCACCGAGTAGTACAGGTCGATCAGGTCGTCCGCCGTGAACGCGCCGGCCGCACCGGTGGCGCCGGTCTTCCCGGTCGTCGCGGTGGTCATGACGCCGGTCGGCTTGCTCGAACCGTTGCCGGTCACGGCGTCGGCACCGAAGGCGTTGCCGAGCGCCCGACCGGCCTGCATGGAGAGGTAGCCCTCCAGGTCGACGCCGGTGTCGGACAGCAGCTCCGAGGAGATCTGCAGCAGCACCCCGTACTTGTAGGCGCCCAGGGACCGCTTCGCGAACGCCGGGTCGGACTCCGTCAGCGCCGTCGCCTCCGGGGTCAGCGTCGCCGTGGAGTGCGCCGTGGTGACGGGCATCTCGATGGTCTCGCCGGACGCCGTGTTCAGGACCGTCGGCCCCGCCATCATCAGACCCGAGACCTCGATGAGGTGGGCCATCAGCTGCCCGTAGAACGTGACGGGGACCGTGTGGCCACCGGCGGTGGTAGTGCCCTTGACCAGGTCACGGAAGGACACTCCGGACGGCGCGGCGACGTCGAAGCCCCGCATCTCGCCGCGGGCCCACCGGCGCAGCTCCGAGTCCGACTCGGGCCCCTTGCGCTCCTGGGTCTGCGGCTTCGCGAGGAGCGCGCGGAACGCCTCGTCGGCGGCCTTGGTGCGCTGCTCGGCCTCGACCATGTCCTTGGCGCGGGCGTCGATCGCGTCGATGTCCGCGTTGAGGCGCTGGTAGGTCTGCTCCTCCTCGGCGGTCAGGTCGCGCTTCTCGCCCTCTGCCGTGTCGAGGAGGGCCTTGGCCTGCTCCCACACGTTGGCGCGGCGTTCCTGCAGCCGCTTGATGAACTCGCTCATTGGCCCTCCCGGGCATGACGACGACACCCGCAGGCCGGCGGCCGGGGTGTCTGGTGGATGGGGTGTGGAGGTGGGTGTCGCCCTGCCTCAGAAGGTGCGGCGCTGGAGGAGCTCGGCGCGCCGCTGCCGCAACGCCAGTGGCGGGTGGGTGTCGCCCTGCCCGCCGTTAGGCGCGAGATCGATGTGGGTGCGCTTGGGCACCAGGAACGTCTTCAGGTCGTCCGCCTCGGCCGCGGCCCGGACTTCGGCCAGGTCGGCGCCGGCGCGCTCGGCGAGGGACCGCAGGCCGGTGGACGTGTCGAGGTAGGCCGGGTCGTTGACCGGGGCCACGTCGACGAGCTGGCCGGCCAGGAGCGTCCGCACAGGGAAGCCGTCCTCGGTCATCGACCAGTCGTCCTCCAGCGTCCGGAACGCGAAGGACGACTCGGCGACGTCGCCGCGCTGCACCAGCTCGTACACGTCCGCGCGCGCCTCCGGGCAGTCGACCGCGTAGTCCAGGCCCGTGCCGTCCGTGACCAGGCGCAGCGTCCCAGAACGGGACGTGCCCAGCAGCATGTTGTTGTCGTGGTTGTAGCGGGCCATCACCCGCGGCCACCCGTCCCCCTGGCTCTTCGCAAAGAACCCCGGGTCGATCCGCTCGACGAACCCGCCCAGGTTCCGCGACAGCGTGTTGAACTTCGCCGCGTACCCGCCGATCGTCCGGGTGTCCCCGGCGGCCCGCACCTCGACGAGGCCACGGGTGAACCGGCGCTCCTGCTCGTTCATGGTTCCTCCGTGACTGGTGGGGGTGTGTAGCTGCCGGTGAGCTTCGCCCCGGCCTGGTTGAGGATCTGCCGGGCCTCGTCCGCGGTGAGCAGCACGCCCACCCCGGACCCGAGCTTCTGCACCATCTCGACGACGTTGCGGGCGTTGGCCTGCTCCGGGTCGAGGCTGACCGACATGGCAGAGGACAGCGGCAGGTACGTCTGGCCGAGCCCGTTGGGCAGCGGCGCCTCGTCCTCGATGGCGCGCACCTCGTCGCGGTTGCGCCACCCCTGGTCCAGGGCCATGCCGTGCGCCTGGACACGCGACAGCAGGTCCGTGCGCAGCATGGAGTCCGCGTTGAACTTCGCTTCCTCGGCCGGCGGGCGCAGCGTCGAGAGCGCCTCTTCGAGGCGGGTCATCCACGGGCGGAGCGTCCACGTCAGCAGGTCGATGCTGTTCTGCTCGACGGTGGCGTAGGTCAGGTTGCTGCCCGTCGTTCCGCCGACCTTCTCCGGCGGGACGCCGTAGATCGCGGCGATCTGGTTCGCCGACGCCTTGATGGTCTCCAGGAACTGCGACTCGTTCGCCGGCACCGAGATGGGCCGGTACTTCGTGCCGAGGCCCAGGGCGACGATGTCGCGGCCCTGGGCGGCTTCCTTGAACCGGGCCTTCAGGATGCCCGCGTTCTCCTTGGAGACTTCCTTGTCGGTCTCCAGGACGGCGGCCGGGGTCGACCCGTTCGCGAACCAGTCCCGCCCGAACTCCTGGGCCAGCAGCCCCGTGTCCGTCGTCGTCGCGAAGTACGCGATCGGCGACAGCCCCAGGATCTGCCCGGGCAGCGTGTACGCCGGGATGTGGAACATCTGGCCCGGCTCCATGCGCCGGCCCTTGTAGTACCAGACGGGCACCGCGGCGAGGTTGTCCTCGAGGTGGACGTCGTCCGGGTGGAGCCACTCGACCTGGTCCGGCCACCCGTTCGCGTCCACGGAGACGATGAGCCCGTAGGCGTTGCCGCGCAGTGTCAGCGACGTCATGCACCGGTGCAGCCAGTCGTAGCGGGTCCCGACCGCAGCGGGCCGGGTGAAGACCGGCGGTGACGGAATCGGGACGCGGGACAGGCCGTCGCCCAGGTAGGACTTCAGCGGCATGGCCGCCACCGAGTCCGACAGCAGCCGCGTCGCCGCGTACACCGGGGCCAGGCGCAGCGCGCGCTCCTGTCCTCTGCCGGCCAGCTGCAGGGCGTCCCCGCCGGACCCCCAGACATCCTGATAGGTAATCGCTCGCGTCGCCGCGCGGCGGAAGGGCCACCACCAGCTCATTGCCGCCCCCTCACCACACGTTGTCCACTACGTCACCGGACTCTTCGACTTCGGCGCCCAGGCCCCACTTCGCCAGCGTCGCCGCGACGAGCGGGCTGATATCGACGCCTACGCTCCTGCGGGCCCACGCCCACGCGTCACCAAGGGGGCGCTTCTGCGCGCCCGCCAGAGCCGTCGCCAGGGGCGCCGGGTCGTGGTGGGACAGCGCCTGCTCTGCGACCGCGTCATAGAACTGGCCGCAGGCCTGGGCGATCTGCCGCATCTTGGGCCGCACGATCTCCACACCCAGGGCTTCCTCGAGGTCGGGGATGAGCGACCCGGCCGGGCCGCCCTCGTCGACAACCCAGGCCCGCGGCTGCCACCGCGCGTGCAGCTCCTTCGCGCGCTCCACCACCCAGCCCGTGCCGGGCCGGTGTTCGGGCACCTCCACGTGCGTGCCGCCCCGCCACGGCCCGGCCACGGCGATAGCCGCGTGGCTGCGTTCCGGGGTCATGTCGATCGCGAACGCGACCGCTCCAGGGATCGGAGTTCCGTCGGCGTTGCGCGCCTCGGGGTGGGCGTCAGCAGCTGCCAGTGCCCGCCACGCGTCCTCGGCGATGACCTGCCACGTGTCGGCCTCGTCCGACGGGTACACGCCGACACCGTGCCGCTCACGGGCGAAGGTCTCCGCACCGAGGGACGCCCGTTCGTTCCGGACGAACTCGTGGCTGATCAGGTGGCCCAAGGACGGGTTGGCCCGGGCGGAGGAGTGCGGGTCGTCGGCTTCGTCGTGCTCGTCGCACGACGGGCCGCACTCGTCACGGTGCGGATCGATCGACCACTCGAAGTACGCCAGGGACGGATCCGGCTTGCCCAGTTCGACCGCGGCCTCCGCGCGGCGGCGCAGGCGGCCGAGCTGTACGGACGGTGACCCGATGCCGGCACTGCCCAGGTACCAGATCTGCGGGTTCGGAATCGCGGACATGGTCGGCATCAGGGCGCCCATGGCGTCGTCGCCGAGGATCATGCACTCGTCCATGATGTTCACGTCGCCCGTGAAGCCTCGGCCACTGCCGCCGGAGCGGGCCAGGAACTGCAGGACCTGCCCGGTCACCAGGGTGATCGACGTCTCGTTCGTGTTGTTCCGGACACGCAGCACACGTTTCCGCAGGTCAGGGCACCCGTAGATCAGGGCTTCGATCCGCTGGAACGCGACCTTGCTGGTCTTGAACTCGTGCGCGGAGTGCAGGATGAGCTGCTCGTCCAGGAGGAAGAGACCCGCGAGCTCGCGCGCCTCGATGATGGCGCCCTTCCCGTTCTGCCGGGGGACGTTCACCGCGACCTCGAACGCGGCCCACGATCCGTCCTCGCGCTCCCGCAGGCCGACGTCCAGGACGTGCTGCTGCCACGGGAACAGCTTCAGCCCGGCCATCTCCGCCAGTTCCACGGCCTCCTGGCCGGACGAGGAGAGGAACTGGGGCGGCGCGGTGTGCAGCCTGGGGCGCTGGATGCCGACGGGTTCAAGCTCCACGGCGACGGGCACGTCGTTCCTCCCGCTTCTTCGACAGCTTGATCACGCCGTCGTCCTCCGCTCCGACCGGTGCGAGCTTCCGCAGGTCGGCCATCACCGCCCGTAGCTCACGCGCGGCGTTCGCCTGCGCGGTCGCATTGCCGGGGTCGTCGACTGAAGCGGCCAGCGTGATGGCGAGTTGGGCCAGGCCAGGCGCGGATTCGATCACCCGGAGCTGTTCGAGTTCGGCGGCGATCTTGTCGGCAACGGTTGACATGATCACCCCCGATAGTCACGCAACGTAATGTCACGGAGAGTGAAGCCACTAATTGGGTCAGCTTCAAGGCTCGGGTGATTAGCGATCGATGGGCCCCGTGTAAAAAACAGGGCGACAAGGGCTTTGTGGTCGCCCGGTCCTCCACGAAAAGAATGG